AAGCGGTCGTCTCCGACTGCATCGGCGGCTGCAAGGGCTATGCCTGGACGAACGGCGGGCAGGGTGTGCTGGAAGCCATCGGGACGGATAAGAGCATTTCCAGCAGCTACGGCTCCCATGGGTGCCCGGACAAAGGCGCGAACAGCATGTTCAACTGGGCCAAGTCCAAAGGCGCAGACTGGGGTACCATCGATACCCTGCCGGAGATCCCCGGTCTGGCTCTGTACAAGGACGGCCATGCCGGGTATTACATCGGAAACGGCTATGCCGTGGAGTGGCAGGGCTTCAATGCCGGATGCGTGAAAACGCAAGTAAAAAAGCGGCCCTGGACACACTGGTACAAGCTGCCGTTCATTGACTACGGGGATACCAGCGGAGCCCAGCAGGCCGTGGAAGCAGTAATGGTGTACACGCTGGGCAGCAGGCTTCTGAAAAACGGCTCCTCGGGGTCGGATGTGAAAGCCCTTCAGGAACTCCTGAACCAGCTGGGGGCTTCCCTGGCGGTGGACGGCGAGTTCGGCAGCAAGACGGAATCGGCTGTGAAAGCCTTCCAGAAAAAGGCCGGGCTCAAGCAGGACGGCAAGTACGGCGATCAGACGCATGCCGCCCTGATGTCCGCTGTGGCAGAGGCCGATGAAGGACAGCAGGCTATGACAGAAACGCAGCCTTCTCCGGAACAGGAACAGCCTGTTACCGGGCAGACCACCATCCGGGTGATGATCCGCTCTTCCGGCGGGAAGGTGAATATTCGGACGGGTAATGGCACCAGCTACAACCGCATTACCGCCGTCGCACCGGGAACTGTGCTGGAGTATGTGGCCACTGCCCTTAATGGCTGGCAGGCTGTGAAGGTCGGGAGCCAAGTCGGCTGGGTGTCCGGGGAGTACAGCGAGATGACAACTGAATAAAACCATTTTGGGCTTTGCTTTCGGGCAAGGCCCGCTTTTTTTGTTTTTGGCCCGCTCAAAACTGCTTTTCATCTCCAGTGGAAAGTGAAGGCATCAGCTTTCAGACTGGAGGACGGCATGACAAACGAGCAGCGGATGAAGATTACAGATATGCGGAGCCAAGGCTGTGGTTATTCAACCATTGCCAAGGCTGTTGGTCTGTCAAAAGATAGCGTAAAGGCCTTTTGCAGGAGCCATGGTCTTGCTGGTGTGAAGGCTGAACTCAACAGCCCAGAAGCACCGGCCTTGAATGACACCTGCTGCCTGAATTGCGGCGCTTCTTTGACGCATATCCCCGGCGCAAAACGGAAAAAGTTCTGCAGCCCGGTATGCCGCCAGGCGTGGTGGAACGCACATCAGCAAGAGGTGAAGCGGAAGGCAATCTATCAGTATATTTGTCCTTCCTGCGGGAAGCCATTCTCAGCCTACGGAAACTCAGGGCGCAAGTACTGCTCCCATGCTTGCTATATCGCGTATCGCTATGCAGGGAGGGATGTCCGATGACCCCGGAACAGATGCGTGATGATATGCGATATCAGGCTGCTCTGTCTGTGGCGAAGGGCATGCTGGAAAAGGGCCTGATTACCGAAGAGGAGTATGCGAAGATTGATACCAGGCTTCTTGAAAAATACCGCCCTTATCTGGGCAGTTTGTTATCAGAAAACGCTTGCTTTATCCCTTCTTTTGAGTGATAGATAGTCGTGCCCAAAGGAGGGACAGCACTTGAAAACCATTGAAAAAATTACCCCGAAGACACCTGAACCACCCCGGAGAAAACGAGTCGCCGCGTATGCGCGTGTGTCCGTAGAATCAGTGCGGATGCAGCATTCGCTTTCTGCGCAGGTGAGTTACTACAGCGCATTGATCCAACAGCATGCTGAATGGGAATATGCAGGGGTGTATGCGGATTACGGCATATCCGGCACCGGGACAAAAGACCGGGATGAATTCAATCGACTTCTTGCTGACTGCGAAGCCGGGAAAATCGACATCATTCTGACCAAGAGCATCCAGCGCTTTGCCCGGAACACGGTTGACCTGCTGAACACCATCAGGCATTTGAAGGAGCTTGGCATTGAAGTCCGGTTTGAGAAGGAAAACATCAACTCTCTGAGCGGCGATGGCGAACTGATGCTAACAATCCTCGCATCCCTTGCCCAGGAAGAAAGCCGGAGCATCTCCGAGAACAGCAAATGGGGCATCAGAAAACGGTTCCAGTCCGGGGAAATCGGCGCTGCAAACAAGCATATCCTTGGCTATCGTTACGATGACGCTCTGAAGCAGTATGTGATCATCCCAGAGGAGGCGGTCATTGTTCGTCGGATGTTCCAGCTTTATCTGGAAGGTAAATCCCTGCAGGCCATCTGCGATGACTTGAACGGCGCTGGGTACAGGACGGTCAATGGCTGCCTGTTTCAGGAAGCGTCCCTGTCACTTTTGATCAAGAATGAGATTTATGCCGGAGACCTGCGCAGGCAAAAAAGCTACATGGAAGACCCGATCACAAAGAATAAGGTCAAGAACAAAGGCGAGCTACCTCAGTATTACATGCAGGACTGCCATGAAGGAATTCTGGATCGGGAAACATACACTAAAGTGCAGGCTGAGATTGCTCGAAGGACTTCTCTTCTAAATCCGACTTATCCCTTCACGAAGAAGATCATTTGCGGGTGCTGCGGGAATCATTTCACCCGGAAAAAGAGCAAGATGCGCGGGAAAATCTTCTACCACTGGATTTGCCGCAGCAAAAAGGAAGTCGGCACGACCTGCGACAGCCGGAACTACACTGAGGCAATGTTGGAGCGGATCAGCGCTGGAGTCCTTGGCGTGAGCGAGTTTGACGCGACTGCTTTTACGGCGCAGGTGAAAGAGATGATTGCCAGGCCGGATGGCAGCATTGAATTCCATCTGACAGGAAACCAGACTCGGACATGGGTGGATGCGCACCTGGACGATTTTAAGCATACGCCTACCTGCACGGACGCTTTCCTGGGGAAGATTCATTGTGGCCGTTGTGGCAACACCTACCATCGCGTGAATTCATCCGGTCGCTGGATTTACTGGTACTGTATGGGAAAAAAGCTGAAAGGCAGTTCTTGTTCCAGCAGGAATTATCCGGACTACCATTTGCGGCTGATTTCCGCGCAGGTGATGGGCATGGAGGATTTCGATGAGGATGCATTCATGCGTCAGGTCGATGCTATCCGCATCCTGGCAGATTGGAAATTTGAATTTCATTTTTCAGACGGGAGAGTTACCACATGGGAAAAAGCGTAATCACCATACCAGCTTCGATCAGCCGCTTTACTGCCAGCCCGCTGACAAGCACAGCCAAGCGTAAGGTTGCCGCCTATGCCCGTGTCAGCACGGATCACGAAGAACAACAGAGCAGTTATGAAGCCCAGGTGGACTACTACACTACTTACATCAAAAGCCGGAGCGACTGGGAGTTCGTTTCCGTGTATGCAGATGAAGGGATTACGGGCTGTAACACCAAAAAGCGGGACGGCTTCAATGCCATGGTCGAGGATGCGCTGGCAGGAAAGATCGACCTGATCATCACCAAGAGCGTAAGCCGCTTTGCCCGCAACACCGTGGATACCCTGACGACCATCCGGAAGCTGAAGGAACACGGCACCGAGTGCTATTTTGAAAAAGAGAACATATGGACTTTTGATGGCAAGGGCGAGTTGCTCCTCACCATCATGTCCAGCCTTGCTCAGGAGGAGAGCCGCTCCATCTCCGAAAACTGCACATGGGGCCAGAGGAAGCGCTTTGCAGACGGAAAGGTCACGGTGCCATTCAAGCGTTTCCTGGGCTATGATCGTGGGCCGGATGGAAACCTGGTTGTAAATCCGGAACAGGCGAAGCTGGTGAAGCGCATCTACGGGATGTTCCTGACTGGCATGTCGCCTGCGCTGATTGCCCGTACACTGACAGCAGAGGGCATTCCGACCCCTGGTGGTAAAGAAAAATGGAATGCCAGCTGCATCCGGAGCATCCTGTCGAACGAGAAGTACAAGGGAGATGCGCTGCTGCAGAAGGTTTACACCACGGATTTCCTGAGCAAAAAGAAAAAGAAGAATGAAGGTGAAGTTCCTCAGTACTACGTCCGCGACAATCATGAAGCCATCATCCCGGAAGCGACCTTTGAGCAGGTGCAGCTTCTGCTTGCCGGGCGGACAACCGGTCAGAATCGTCTGAGCTCCGTGAACATCTTTTCCAGTAAAATCAAATGCGGGTGCTGCGGGGGATGGTACGGCTCGAAAGTTTGGCACAGCAACGACAAGTACCGCCGGGTGATCTGGCAGTGCAATCACAAATTTGATGGTGAAAAATGCAGCACACCGACCCTGACGGAAGATGAGATCAAGACCATTTTCCTCCGTACCGCCAATCAGGTAATCGACGCCAGAGAGGAAATCACCGCGATGTATCGTGAAGTGCTGCTGCCCAAATTGACGACGGAATCGCTGCAGAAAGAGCTGGCTGCGCTGGAAACAGAGATCGCCGTTGCAGCCGGGCTGATCGAAGACTGCATCAAGGAGAATGCTCACGTCGCTTTAGATCAGGCTGAATACCAGAAACGGTATGAGGCGCTCTCCGTTCGTTACGATGCAGCTAAAGCCCGGCAGGGAGAGCTCACGCAGGAAATCAGCGACCGGCAGGCAAGACAGCAGCAAATCGAATTGTTCCTGGCGGGATTCCAGGATCATGAAACGCTGACGGTTTTTCGGGATGAGGATTGGCTGGCAATGGTCGATCACATGACAGTTCGTTCGGCGACAGACATCACGATGACCTTCAAGGATGGAACCGAGATCAAGGCTTGACATGACGCAGCAAAGGGCTCCGAGCATTGGAGCCTTTTCTTGTGCCAAAACTTACCCCCCTCCCGGAGCAACTTACCCTCCTCGGTTGTAAAACTTACCCTCCCCCCGGAACAACTTACCCTCCCCGGCAGGAAAACTTACCCCCCTCGTCCGCGCCGCAGATGGATAG